GTGGTCATCCATCTCGATAACCTTACTTAGATCAACTTCATGGAGTGACTTGGAACGTTCTTCATACTCCTCTTTAGAGATATCTTCAAAAGGAGCTTGGATATAAGTTCCACCATCATAAGGAAGTACAGAGATACCATTAAACCAGTCACGGTTCTCCCACATCCACTTACCAACTTCAGACCACTCTTCATCCTTCACCGAGATAGTACAGCTCACATTGTGAGTGTTTTGGCCTTTGATGTGGCCTGTACGGACCCATTCACGGTTGAATCGCTTCACACGCTCCAGTAGGTCAAACACACTCTCATAACGCAGCGTAGCACCGTCTGGAGCCTTCTGCGGTACTTCAATGATTGCTCCCGGTCCCATGATGTCATCCACTACTAATTCAGGATGGTTAATCAGGAGGTAAGTATAAATTGCTTCATTCTTACCAATCCGAATTCGTCGCAGGTAATAATCATTATGCCAAGCATGAATTCCACTTGAGCATCCCAAAACTAATGAACTTGTGCCTTCCGGCTTAACTGTCGTCGTTCGAGCTGCTACGTTAATGCCAATCTTCTTAGCCCACACACGATTTGAATCAACAACCCAATCCGCCGCTTGTTTGAGATCGAGGGATTCAACAACACCTGATGCAATACCAGTCATGCTGACACCGATCAGCGCATCCTTCTCAGTAGTCTTTTTCCAAATGTCTCTCAAGTAATGAAAGTTGGTATACCCTGCTTGCAATGTTGCCAAGAATGAAGCTTGAGCAGCACGTTCATTTAAGTCAGCTTGATCTACGATACTTCCTGCATTGATCGTCACCAGATTACAGAATTGATATGGACGTAATGCGATTTCACAACATGGGTTTGTTCCCCAATCTTTATCATTCGAGAAATAGACTCCAGGCTCACCACTACCTGATGCAATAATTTTCCCCCACAATGTCCAGAAATCATTCTCCTGTACTTTATGACGAAGGATCACTGCTGAATTGTTAGCTCTGCCTCTTTGTGGGTTTAGCTCATACCATGCACCATGTTTACAAGTGAGCATCAATTCATCATCTAAACTGAACAATGCGATCAATGCCGCACGACGAATGCCTCCAGCTAAAACAGCATCAGCAATAAAGCACATGATGTCATGCGTTTCTAATGTGGTGAGCTTAGTGCCTGCACCTCGATCAGTGATAGCAGCATCTAATACTTTAGTGATGTTATGTACACAATCCTTTAGAGGTTGTGGACCTGGAGCTTTACCACCTGATGTAATCAGTGGAGCGCCTTTTTGCCGAATATCTGAGAAATCAAAATCAGGTAACATCTTTCCGTGGAAATAAGATGCCATCAACACTTTAATTGCGTCAGCCCAACCTTCGATATTATCTGCTACTAAAAATCGCTTTCTTCTCGAAGATGGTCCTTTAATATCAGGTAATTTTTCAACATGATGTTTCTGTACGCTGTAACCAACACCAGTACCACCAAGCAACAGAAACATCGATTCACTGAAGGACTCTAAACTATCCACCGGTAAATATGCGCAGTTGTAAATTCTGTTTGGAGCTACGTCGATAGGTTTACCAGCAAATTGCAAACTTCTCATGCTTGGTAGAATTTTCTTTGTTACTACGAAGTTCTCATAAGTGAAGCGGATATCACTTTCAAATGCTGGATACTTCTTGATATGCATTTGCATGTTTCGTTCACAAATCTCTTCCCAAGTCTCTCTACGCTCAAAGACTGGAATATGTTTCGCGTATTTAGCAAATACCGTGATATCGGATAATATTTTACTACTGATTTGCATTCTTTATTAATTACCTTACTCAATAATTTCCTGATACTTCCCAGCTTTAGCAGCACGCTCAACCATATCTTCATAAATATCACCACTAAAACCTTCACGACTCATATTGTGAAGTTCCTCTTTCAATGATTTATCTTTTGAGCTGTTAATGTGTGCCTCCACAGATGCATAGCCACTGCGCAGCCATGCTCTGTCTGTACGTTCAAGTCCTACGAAACGCTTACCTTTGTAAGCTTTGTTTTGTAGATTTCTATGCGTACCAATTTCTTCTTCAATTTTTGCATCAATATCAAATCCGTGATTGAATAAAATCCGTTTAAACTTTTCTGGTTCTTTCTGATCTATGCCGACGTAATAGCTGTCCAACAAAAGCAGATCAGACTCTGAAATATATCTCAATTAATTTTGTTCCTTATAATCCCAACATGCATTGTTAGGAATTAGTTGTCTTTGTTGAATCCAATGTTTGAAATTACCACTCCATCTATCATTATCAATATCACAATGAGTTGATCCTTCATCAATTACAGTATCAACGTAATAAAATACATCGTATGGATGCCCCATTGGTGTTGCTTGGTGTTCAAATGGGCTGGCATGTACCGGCTTACTCTCTACAAGTCGATCATAGATAAGTAACGCTTTCTCTAGACTGTCATCAGATTTTCTATAACTCACTTGAGCACAAAGTGATGCTGAAACCTTTAAGGCATCCTCAAAACTGAGGAGGTTCACAAAAAACTCACCACCACATATGTCTCTTGGTATGGAGAGATCAACAATGTGGTACAAGAGTTGTCCATTTGAATCTCTGTAGTGATGCACATAAGGTGTATGCCACTCGCCTGGATTCAACACTTCTGCCTCACTCTTTCCAAGTTCCTCCCACATTCTTTCAGCTAGAACTCTAATTTCAGGTTGAGCTGCTTCGTGCTTACGCAGCCACCACCAATTATCAAACTCGGTAGCCGTGAGCACTACCTTCATATGCGAGAATGGTTCCAGCACTCTATTAACAATCTGCTTATGCAACCCTAATGCTTGAAGCTCTCTCGCACTCTTCACAGCACGTTTAGCTGCTTGATCCCATACATATACAGCTCTACTAGGAATGTCTATTTCAGCTCCTGCTTGCATCCCTGATTGATTACTCCCCCATATTTCTGGCATTGCTGGAGAGCTTTCTATAAGTTCTATCATACGTTCAATAGGGATAGCCCTAGAGCTTGCTGCATTACGGCTGAATAGCCGATGGGTCATTAGTTCTGCATGAATGAAGCGAGGATATTCTAATTCAAATGTAACTATTTCTTTTTCTGTAACTGCACTCTTACTGTGTGCAATTATTTTTACTGATATCGTCAATTTTCTTCTGTAGCTCCACTACTCTTTCAATAAGTAAATAAACTAAAACAAGGGTATCCGGTACTGGCCGGTCAGTGCCCTTCAAATCATAAACACCGAGTGATTCCAAAGCGGCTTGATAGTCTTCGGAAAACGGATAACCTTCTTGGTACATTCGATGTATAGCACCGTCTACATCAAGCCGCATCTTCCAAAACATTCCGTTCGATATCTAAATCACGATTCAATGCAGCTTCCTCTGAAAACTTATCTCCGAAGCGAGCTTTCAGTTTCGCAATATTACGATCAGCTTCTTCTTCAAACGTTGTATCGAGTAAGCGCATCACGCCCGCCAAATACCAAAGTTGATCTCCAGCTTCTTCTTTCAAGTTGGTAATATCCAACTCACAATCGCCAATCAAGTAATCAAAGAAACCAATACCAAGCTCCACTGGCTCTGTAATCGAACCAAGGATCATATGTAGAAGCTCTGCTTGCCACGGAGTTAATACTTCAGGGAAATCATCCTTATCAACTCGATCAAGAACATCCGACTCATCTTCAGAGAATGTCATTTTCTTTCCGTAGATAATTTCACGCTTAATCCTATCGATGAAATCACCAAGCTCCTTAGCAGCGAGGAATCCAAGAACTAATGCTTTACGTTGTTCACCGGTTAGTACAATCCCTTCAGAAAATTTCTTTTCTGTTTTCTCGGACAACCCGAGATATTCATTCATTTGCATTTTAAAGCTTCAACAACCTCTTTTATTAACTCCTCTAATTTCTGAATGGAGCCATCATTTATAATTACTGCATCAATATACTCATCACTTACACCTCTCTCTGAGGCATGAGTTGATGTACTCGTTTCTTCTACCTTTGGATTCTCTATTTTAATGATGAATCCGTTATTCTCTTTGATAAACTTGGCTTCATTGTCAAACCGTACATCAGTGATAACTGTATTTGGATTTGGATTTGTAATATCTACCTTATTAACCCAAAAGTTTTCATCGTATGCTCGGCCAAACTCAGTCCCTAGTAATTGATAGGCAACACGCGGAGAAATTCTTGCAACGAACCCTGTATCAGTTAAGAAATCAATCCATTCTGCGTAAATTTCGTAGATGAGTAACATTGCGGGAATGGTTTTATCGATATCCTCAAATCCTAGCTTCTTCAGTGCATAAAACAGTTTTGAATCATACACCCTACATTGCACAGTTTTTTCTTTTACTTCTTCTCGTAAATCCTCAAAACAAAATATGGCATTAGCTGCATCCTTCAATTTATCGGCAAATGCAACTCGCTTATATTCAAGATCATTAACTAGAAATGAAGCGGCTGTATCTTTACCTACCCTTTTCTTACCTGCGATTCCCAATAACATTAATTAATTCTTTTACCTCTAACCAATCATTAGCAACAAATATCCTCTCTTCCATATAAGTACCTTCATCTTGTTTATGTGGTGAGTTGAATAAAATCCCAGTAACATCACTCGGCATACTGTTTAGATGATTTAAACGGTCTTCAATCAGAATGTTACACCGAACGTATTTCTTTTCTTTTGTGCCGATAAATCCAGACATGAATGGGAAATAGCTCTTCAGAAACTTCACCTTACTTTTGTGGTGATCCCCTTTCAACTGTGAAGCAAATACAATATCCCAGTCGTCCGATAATTCATCGAGTACTTGAATTGAGTGTGGTCTTGGAGATAGATGATCGTAGATGTCTCGTTGTCTCCAAAATTCAAAACCATCTAAACCTCGATCCATAAGCTCTCGGTAATAGAACGGGCGAAAGTCATACCGACCTTTCACCTCGTCATACCTGAGTCCTTTCTTAGTATCCAGCTCCAAATATTTCCAATACTCAACCGAGGTATCAACAAGTGTTACATCTACATCGACGGCAATTATTCCACGCTCAGTCATATTCCAAAATAGCCCTAGCTAATGCTTCTTCGATTCTAATTTTTGCCCATCGTAATGCTTCGATCTGACCGGTATAGAATGTCTCTTCATTATCAAAATGAAAATCTCTAATCATAATCCCCTCACCATCAATCTTCACTACTCCAGATTTAATGATCATCCGCCATACTTCCTCTTGAGATAGCTGATAGATACGGGCATTGGATCACCATAACCATCTTGAACTTCATTCAGCATTACTACCCCGCGCCAGTGGTTATTACCTGTTGGTCCTTTGTACGATTCATCGTGTTGATAGAAAGCACCTGCAACGATACCGATTTGATGTTTACCATCAATTGTTGGTCTGATTGCGAGGTCAAGCACTTGACGATGGCCGACAACAAAGCTTCTACCAACTGTCTTCAATACATTTAATGCAGAACCAGCATAAGGTTTATTTGACATTGGATTTGCTAAGAAGTGGACAAAGAAGATACCTTCAATTTCCACAGGCTTTAGAAAGTCATAAACTTCCCAACCTAACTTCTCAAGCCCTAGATTATCGCTGCTAATAAACCCTGCAAATTCTGGATTCATTTTTGCAACACGATCTGCACGATCTTCATGGTTGCCTTTGCAGAAAACTAATCGTGGTCGATAAACTTTCTTTCGATCAAGAATTTGCTTCGTCTGCAATTCCCATAGTGGTGATAACAGCATTGACATACCACGCTCACCAGCATCGAGGTCAGCAGCATATCTTCTACCTTCAGCACTGAGCTTACCTTTATCGTAAGAACTCAAGCTTTCAAAATCCCAATGATCACCAAGGTGAACAATCACATCAGGCCGTTTATCGACTATGTACTTGCCTGCATACTCAAGATGACTTAGGTCAACTCCCGGTTTACATTGTGTATCCGGTATAATCAATATTCTCTTACTCAATTTTACTCTCTTTCAATGTTTTCTTAATTGCTTCTCTTCTCTGCTTAGCATTCATTTTTGATGGAAAACCAAGATGGCCCGGAGCATGTTCACACAGCCAATCATATTGACCTTGAGCTGGAAGCTTACATAACTCAATTACACGCTTCTCTAAAGCAGCCTCTTCAAAAGACATACCTTGCTTCTGCGAATACGAGATAATCTTGTGGCAGGGCTTACAGACGGGTTGTAGGTCGCTGAAGCATACGAAGAACAATCGCTGACAGAAACCTTGTAAATCCTCTAAGCAACGCAAAGAAGAAGCCGCGTTTTTATGATCTATTTCAATATCTGCTTGGGGATGATCAACATTGCATATCGCGCAGGTCATTCCCCATATTTCTTCTTTGTTACGATGACCTTTCTTTGGATTTACAATTCGCTTTCTGTTTTGTTTAATAAACTCAATCTTTACAGGATGAACTGACCACCCTTTTCGCAAAACTCCTCTCACCCATCCCCAAAATGCTGATTCAGTTTTCCACGGTACACCGGGAATTTCCCAAGGTAATGTGGTCATGCATCACCATTCAATTTCAGTTTGTTTGGATACCGAATCCTACTCATGATGTAATTAAGTATATTTCCACCTAGCAGGCACATCTCATGGAACATAACGCCCTGTAATTCTAATCCCGCGATGTTATGTGCATCAGCCATTGTGCGAATAGCAACGACTTTATATCTATACATATCAGAGATAACTTCGTTATACATTTTACTGACTTTAACTGTGCCCTCTCTTTTACGAAGTAGCTGGACAGCATCATCAAAGAAGGTCTGTTGTGGTATCACATATAAAACAGTAATCCTCATCATTTCTTCCCTGCATCTCTCATAGAAATAATCCCATGTGTTTTAAACACATCTTTGAGATTCACCTTATCATCCATCCATCGCCACATGCGGGCTGTATTGAAATACATATCAACTAACTCAATGTAATCTTTAGTGACCTCTCTCCCATCCCATGTCATGTAGGTGACAGGTTCTGGATACCAAGTTTTATATTGTGTTGCTAGAACCTTCAGCGCATCGCGATCATCTTTGCAATCTTTGAGAGCTTCGAACGCAGATACATCTCCAAACTTTGTACCTGACAATTCAGAAGGCTTGTAGGTATCCACTGGATCACCAGCCAAAGACTGAAAATAGAGCCAAGCTCGGCCATTCCCATTTACTTTTCCTTTTTCTTCGCGCCATAAACTGCCGTAACCTTCAATCCAAATAGCTTGCGTTGACGTATCATGGTTGTATAACCACCCCTGACATTGCTTAGCATCTTTGTCTGATGTTATCTGTACAACTTTATCCTCATCCTTACCCGATTCTCTGAATTCCAAATATCCCTCGTAGGCACGAATACTAAGCATATCGTCAGCCTCAATGACTTCGACTTGTTTAGCTCCGTAACTGTGTATGAGATATTGTTTCACGTCATTCAAGTGGACAGGCTTCAGCATTTTATTGCGCCCGTTTTTATATTGTGTTGGCAGATCAAAACTCTTTCTAAATGAATCTCCTTTGCCAACGTAAAGCTCATACTTTGTAGCGCCAACAACTTCGCACATACTTTCGATCATTGATTTTGCATTTGAATAGCACACGTCTACCGATGGTGGACGTTGAATATCTACGATCTCGAAATCTTCAAGCGTAAACTTAGGCTTCTCAGTGAGGAACTGTTTAAATGCAGTCCTGTTTGCGAATTCTTGTTTTCTTCCTGAAGCTTTATGTGTAACTTCAATTACCCGTTGTTCTCCGGCGCTTGCCGCTTTGTATAAGATAAGATCGGCATCAATTACTGCCGTTACCATTCAGAAATCAAACCACCTACAACAAGTGCTATGATCGCTCCACAAAGCAGTTTTACCCACGTAATAACACCAAGTGATGCCATCAATGAAATGTAAATGCCTGAGAATGAAACACTGAACAGTAATATTCCAATTATTACCAACAAACTACCAAATACTTTCACAAACTCTTCACTCATAAAGAGGGCTTTCACCCTCATAAACATTTAGAAAGGAAGTTCATTGTCTTCAGAGTTACCTACTGACTCTTGCTCAGCAGGTTTACTACGTTGACGCTTCGGTGCCGGCTTCGCTGGAGCTTCTGGTTCTTTTGCAGGGTCTTGTTGACCACCAGCATCAGCACCTTCTTGCTTCTCATTGCTTGCTTGATTACCAGCAACTTGAGCCAATACTTTCTGCATCTGACTACCTTCATAATTCGTAGCTAATTGAATCTTACGGCGTACATCAGCTCGAATAAACTTAACAGTCTCCGCAGTGACGTTATCGAAAGTAATCACCAACGGCTCAATAGCTAAAGGCTTCACTGTCGCTTGAACTTCATTACCATCAACATCTTCAAAGAACGGTACAGACGAATAACCGGTTGCATTTACATTGCGATAAACGATCGGCTTACCGGCATCATCTTTCTTACCGGAATCTTTTTCATTAACATCAACGCCGATCATTAAAGCTTTACCAAGTAATTGCTCAATATCCAGATCATCATCCGTTTTCGGATTTAGGATTGCATCGATACCAGTTGCTTTTGCTAATTTCGTCAGAAGACTCTGTGGATGATAGGTCCACTTCTTACCTGTGATAGCGTTACCCTCTGCATCACGAGGTTGTACTGCATTAAAATTAGTACCTTCCAATACGCCTTTGAAAGATCGATTCAACATTAGGCGGTAAGGTTGTTTACCAATATCTCCACCATAGTCCACAACATCACTTGTCAAATCCGCAAAGATCGCAATTTGATGTGCTGGTTTCTGTGGTTTAGTTTGTTTAGTAACAGGGTCTTCAAAATCCTCACGAGTTTGAATACCGAGATCAACAATCAGACTTACTCTTGCAGGGCGGTTGCCTGCTTTTGGTACTGGGAAATTACGTGCAACACCTGAATAATTACCACCATTTCCATTTGATTTTGGTTTAAATGCCATACTACTTACTTATACTCCTATTGCTTCCAGCACTTGCTGGAGTTCTTTAATTTGATTTTTAATTCGCTCTGCCTTTAGGGATGGGTTTGCGTTTTCGATTATCTGTTCGAAAAGTTCATTCCGAATCCATGCATAATCATAATCATCATCACCACTACCAATTGCGTAGGTAGTATTAGCATCATCCTCATCAACTCTTGCAATCACTACCTCTATTGCGACCTTATCACCTACTTTATATTGATCACAAAAATCAACTTTCTTTTTAGCTTTTGCCATTTATCTAACCTCTTTCGAATAAACAGTGCATTGCATGATCTTCAACGGACTTGAGGACTGTTCTTGCAATGTTTTCTTTGCAGAACGCGCAGCACTGCGTGTAGCTTCAATTGCAACAGGTGTTCTCCCTTCATGGACGAGATAGAATGTTTCCTGCTCTAGTTTTGTTTCTCTCATTGTTTTTCCTTAGTGACACATAGCCCAATTCAAGCCAATAACATATTCGCTATCCAGTGCTACATTTAATTTATAAAACTCTCCCGCCTTCCTAACTGCAAGCGTGGCTAGTTCACCTACTCTTGAATACATTCTCCACCATGAACCTTTGAATTCACTTGGCGAAGACCATATTCTTCCATCATCAAACTCTTCTGCTTCTTTTTCAGAAGAAAACTTCTTAAATTCAACAAGGCTCCTATGAACTGCCCATTGAGCTTCATCGTGGTAATGGATCATTTGTAAAGCACAAGGTTTGTTATTGATGTCCTCATTGAAAGGATTACCAATAAGGCCCTCTACTTCCAACCATTCAATATGAAACATCATGGCTCTCTTCATCACGATGACCCCTGTGCTTTGGAACAGAGTGTTGATTAAGCTATGTTTTGATCGCGTTGTAAGTCGCCTTCCATCAATTCCATAAATGAATTTCTTTTTACCTCTATTCTTGTCCTGCCAGAATCTCTCGTACTCCTCCTTCAACTGCTTTAGTGGTAAGGAATCATTCCAAAAATCATCAAAAAGTTTTTGCGCAGCAGTTTCACTGATACCAAGCATCTTCTTGATTTTTCCCCACGTTGCTCCATACATTACCTTTGTGTTCAAGAGGTGTCGCTACGCCCCTCTCCGCTTTATTCAAGCTGCTGCATATTTCTATGCAGAGCAGACTATATCATCACGCTTCTTTCGATTACGTGTTGTGCGCTTCCATTCCCGATTGCTTGGAATGTACTCCCCGATGGGGATAGTCGTTGCACCTTCTAAATAATCAATTGCGGTTTTTAAACTTTCAACATTATCTTGAAACAGACCAAGTGCTCTATTGCAGTTATGGCAAAGCATTCCACGAACAACGCCAGTTGTATGACAATGGTCAACCACGATCTTAAACTTCTGGTGTGTACTTAATTGGAAGCCCTCCTTCTTACATATTGCACAAAGCCCATTTTGCTTTTCATAAATGTAATGGAACTGCTCAAGAGATAAATTATAAGTCTTCCTGAGGTGATTCCTTGTAAAAGCTTCATCAGCACATTCCTGCTTACAGTATAAATGTGACGGAGCTAATGGACTAAATACAGTCCCACATAATCGACAGGGTTTATCTTTAAAGAATCCTTGTGGATACTTAGAAGGTATTGCTGTCATTTCCTCTTGTTGTTTGTTACCACTTTGATACATCTTGCACACCTATTTCTGTGCAATTGACTACTTAGCTTGGCTCAGTATTGTCTTCACCATTACGTGATTAGAGTTCCACTGAGTTCACACAATTTTATATGCGCTGTTAATGTCAACGCATAGCGAATATTTTTTGCAATATCTCTAGGAATATTTAGATTTCTTGCCGTAACAGTGTGAATATCATTAGGCTTATTTTGCAGAAGTAATTTCGCGAACTCTGGTCCACCTTGTTTATTAAAAATAAAGTGCCCCTGCACACGAGCTTCCAAACCACTACCATCGTAACCAATTTGGTATTGATGACTATCTACACAAAACATCCCACGAATATTCTCTCCGTAAAGAGATGAAACCCTTGGGATATTACAAACATCAATATGTCGAAAGCGGTATGTATTCGTTCCAACAGTATCCGCTGGAGTCGGTATTCTTCCATCAACATCTAGCCTAGTATTATTTAGCCAACCTTTTTCCTCATCACTTCCACTGATGCTACTTCGCCTATGTTTATAGGTAAGGTACTTGACGATATCAGAAACAAAATCAACTTTTTCACCTAGAGCTAGTAGGTTGTCACAAATATCCTTTTCCTGATTTTTTACATAACTGGGATTTGTTGGAACCTTGAACGGTCTTCTAATCTCATGCGTGGAAATCTTATGGTCAAGCTCCGCAATACTTCCAACTTCAAGCTCATCAAGAATCAGTGATTCATATGGAGTATCAACAATCTTGTCTCTCCATTTCTGATAAGCCTCAAGAAATTTATCCCTATCAACTTTTTGCTTAGTACCACTCTTGCATGTTAAATCTCTATCCTTCCAAACCGATGCCACCCAACCTAGGCTACACAACCACTGCTTCAGTTGTATTTGGTCTTTTAAGGTCATTTGTTTTTCTGTGACCATCGGTTCTTGTGGGATAGGTAGTTCCCATGTCTTACCGAAAACAGCTACAGTCTTATTGTCTATTACTTTACCGTCATGTTTCTCCAAGAACTTCAGCATATTTGCTGACATTTCCTTGTTCTTCTTGAACTGAATCTTGGGAGGAATAAATACGTCAGATTCTCCTTTATTCATTTTGCATTTTGGTAAACGTTTTTCCACGTCCACCTCAATTTTTGATATCCACTCATCAAGTTCATCAAGGTTATCTAGTGCTAAATCACGATCAAATTTGAACCCATAATGTGAATACAAATTAATATAGTAAGCAACAAACTTCTCCAATCTGTGTGCTTCTCGCCAATCAGCACCAAATGCCTCAACCGTTAACGCATCATAGACTTTATGAGTAAGCTCGACATCTCGTTCGCAATATTCAAGCATAGGGAGTGAAAACTCTTCCCAAACATCAGGAATATCTTCGCCGTCCTCGTCAGTTGTTATATTTCCTTTTGAGAACTTTAACTCACTTCCCCACCACTTTAGGCTGTGACCACCGCGATCAGGGTTGAGCAACTTACTGAGCACCAACGTATCAACGATAGTAATTTTTCTAGCGTTGAACCAATCTTCCGTACTTGTGATTTTGTAGTCCAACCCATAATAGAGTTGGAGAACTCTCAAGTCATAACTGATACCATTGTGGAGAATCATTAAAGTGAATCTTTCAGAGAACTCTGGAAAATCCTTTAGAGTCTCTTCGTAGAATTTATAAAACTCTCCCGTATCAATATCTTTTACAACGATACAATGAACTTTAAAAGTGGACTTCAGTTTGTACGGTATTGTTGAATAATCAATTGAAGAACTATTCAGGAGGCCCGTTGCCTCGATATCAATTACTACTCTCATTATCATCTAGCACGATACCGTGCTCTCGCATGTACTCTTCTTTCTCCCACAGGGTATGGGTCTGATTGTCGTAATAAGCCTCACCCGCTGGACCTGTATTACCTGTCCATCGAATTTTACTTGCTACACACTTTACTGTATTTCTTTCGAATTCATCTTCAGCATACTTATTCCTCATAAAGAGAAAATTACCTGCTGCTGATTTAAAGATCGTAGAACTCCCCGCGAAATCTTCTTCAGTGATAAAAGCACCTTGAGAGTTCTGCTGCCCACCAACGCCTGATTTACGAACGTGGTTGATATTGATGAAAGTTATTCCGTGACTCTTAACTACGGACTTTTGCCACTTCATAAATAACGACTGTTCTTCATTGCTCAAGCCATCCAACAAATCTTGGAGCGGGTCGATAATAATTACACGACAATCACAAGCAACTACTAAATTCTCGATGACTGCTTTTATCGTTGTGAGACTACCATCTCTGTCATCGACTACGTGCCAACGCGGGCTACCATCTTCATGCTCAAAGAATTCAATCGACTTCTGAAAAATATCCTCTCGCTCCAGGAACGCGAGTTTCTTTTCTGGATCAGAAATTAAAGGAATTTTGACACCAACATGACGAGATAACATCGCTTCACCATACTGGCCTGCATCCAACTCTAACGAAACAACCCCGATACGGTGTGGACTATTAAAAATCCAGTAATAAGTCATCTCATTAACAATGGATGTTTTACCTACACCAGACGCTGCGCCTATATTCACGATTACACCAAGAGGTATTCCTCCTGCTGTCATCTCCATAAGCTTTTTCAGGAATGGCGGAAGTGGAATCTTCGGTGTTCTTACGTGTTCAATGATTCGATCTCGTAGCCGATCTGAGCCTAATATCCCCGCTGGAGCATATTGCCGAGCTTTGAAAAATGCATTGATAAATTCTTTTTCTCTACCGGACTCTAGATATTCATTCGGGTCTTTTCTTTCCATCTCAAGAATGAATACTTTACCTTTAGGTAAAACCTTCACTGCTTTTTCCGTTGCATCCCTACCTGGGGCATCGTTATCAAAACAGAGAATAATCTTCTCAAATCGGCTGAACCATTCATAATGGTGTTGCAACTGCTTAGCTGCACTGGTTTCACCAACAGTCGGACTCACCACGGCAATTGGAGCAAAGTCACTGCCTCTCGATGCTTGATAGTCAACCAGCATTTGATATGCGCTGAGTTGATCAATCTCACCACCGACGATTAAGCACCAATTAGATGTTGTTTTGAGAAACCGAAACTGACCGAACAAGTCAGTGGTAGAACTATTTGTACCTAACGAATAAAACTCTTTAGGGAGTGCTCTTACTTTGTACCCACACAGCTCGCCGCCTTTCGTGTTCGGATAAAACTGCTTAACAAGGTCAAGAGATTCTGTGTCGTATTCGTGTCTAACTCTGAAGTATGCGTAAATGTCATCACGTATACATCGGTAATCAGAGCCGTCCGTTGTTGTATTATCTTTTAACTTCTGTAAATCTTCATCTGTAAAAACTGCCATAGACTCTAGGAATAAGTCCTCCTCTTTTTCATCTTCAATTGATTTGCTTTTTACTGTATACCCACAAGAAAAACAGAAAGCTCCTCCATCATCTTTGTAGACAATTAGATTATCTCTACTGTTATCTCTTCCATTTTTAATGCAGCGGGGACAGCCTTCTTTATGATCTACCTCTGCCAACCAGCCCCCTCATTTAACCCAACCCAGTTCGATTGCTTTATCGATAGCTGTCTTTAAATTCTCAGCATGTTCGAGATCATAGATATATATGTCCTCATATCTATCCTTTATGGAGAATCCTGGTTCATTCTTAGACAATACATAACCAAGACACATCCCTTGAGGATCGTCTTTTTCAGCAAATACGATTCTGACGATAGCAGTACTATCTCCACGAATATCAATTTTCATTATGCCACCATTTGCTGAAAGTATTTATCCCCTTTCGGAGTACTGTAGAAATATCTACCAGTGAGTTTACGTTTTGCATTCTTTCCTTCACCTTCCAAAACGATTTGTTCAGGGGATACGGTGAATTGTAAGTTTGCTTCTTGAATAATAAAATTCATCAATTCATTGTAAGACTCAAGAGTGAAAGTAATCGTGTCACCCCACTCCTTGTCGTTGTATTCGTACTCAGTCCAGTGTTTCATTTCTTCCCTTTAAGAATTCCATGTATTCTTACAGCCAAATAAACACATTGTCGCTTCCACAATGGGGCGCTACATTCCGACATGATTTCACGAAGCACAGCCGCAGCCTGATTCCAGTCAACGATGTCATATACTCCACCGTATTCATTATCGGTAAAAATTGAGGAGGGTATATTCTTGTCCGTATCACCCCATTCTTGAACCAACCAATCATGTACCAAAGCCGCTACAACGATCTCTGGATCAATTGGATTAATCAGCCAACGGAAATACCAAGGGATGCTTGCAAAGTTCGTCTCGTACCCTTCTGGAACCACTACATATTTGCCATCATCGAATATGTATTTATATTCTTCGGTAAGATAAAACTTACCACTACGTATTTCTATTTTTGGATTCACACTTCTACTTCAACCTGCTCTACAGTGAGGACAGCTTCAGATGCATAACCAAGCGCAGAAGTGATTTCCTGAATCTTATCTAATGCTTCATCTTTTTCATCGAACAACTCATCCACTTTAAGATAAGAAATATCCGAATTAATGCGCCATTTCTTGACCATCTCTGGAGGAGCTTTCTTGCAAACTTTCATGCTGTAACTAGCAATAGAGATACTTACGCAATCTCCTTCGTTATCAGTGAAAGTTATATGTGTGAATTCATTATCTACGATGTTGCAATCGATAGTGATCCCATTCAGTTTTAATTCTTTTTCTGATTTAACCTTAACAAATTTCATTTATTATCCTTCAATAAAAACGCCCCCATTTAGGAGGCGTAAAGCACCACAACCAACTACTTACTTTCGAACACCAACATCAACACCCAAATCTTTTGCAGCTTTCATTGTCTGAAGTTGCATAAAATCTTGTACTTGATTAACACCATTACCGCCACTACCACCAGCGACGTAGGCCGGAACCAATGAACCTTTGAAGTTAGCGAATGCAGATGACCACAAACGATTCACTTCTACATAAGCTTGCAACTTCTGATCAAGAGCGCCGTTAGCTTGCATCTCAGCAGCCATCTTTGCAGCATTACCTTCACCGATCAAAGTCTGCTCACGCTTATACTGTTCAGCCTGTTTAGCTTTCAGCTCAGAGACTTTCAAATCCTTCTCTTGCAATGCAATCTCTTTAGCGTTAATGGTTTCTTGTACCCATTTTGCTTTAGCAGCATCTGCTTCACCTTGCTTGGCAGATGTAATTGCATCTTGTTCAGCACGTTTAGCTTGAGCAATTGCTGTCTGTACACTGGTGATTGCATCTTGTCGTGTCTGAATCTGCTTCTGAACTCGTTCCTCGTAATCAAGAGCACGAACATTCATTGGAAGAAGGTGGACACCATACTGCTCAATCATCGAACCTTGTTGACGCTTCGGAAGACCAGCAGCATCACGGATGATTTCCGTTACAGTGGCAGTCTTCGATGCATTTGTCAGGGCATCAACAACGGTCTTCTCCACAACACGAGTTGCATAGATACCTTTTGCAGCTTGATCATCAATGATCTGTACAAGCTCACCACGACGCTCAGCAGCAGACTCTGTAGAACTCATTAGAGGACCAGAGAGATAGATCGAGCTATCGAGAGTTTGGCCAACCACTTTCTGTGCAATTGCATTCTGTGAATGATATGCAGTATCCAGCTTTAGGATTGACTCTTTATCAAGAGGCATTTCCCATTGGACTTTGCCATAGAGAATCCCATGACCACCGTCATTAAACTGTAGCTTCTTGCCGTAATCAGTACCGTCAATAACATCGAATACATATTCAGCTCGTTTCTGATATGACGTGACTTTGTTAAATCCAACAAAACGCATACCGGGTTGCGTGTAAACTTCACGTTCACCACTAAATACATTCTGAGTAACCAGAATTTCATTAGCGTCTACATTCTCGAAACATGAGAATGCGCTGTATGTAATTACCAGACCAATAACTACTCCGATAATTGCCCCAATTGATACTGCACCTTTCTGTTTAAACATACCTTCCTCTCAATGTTGTTTGATTAATTAAATGCTCGTGCCATAAGAGCACCGATTACTTCAGAACCCGCTCGTGTATCCCGTCTATTCTTACGCCAACCCTTCGTTGCATGATAAGTGTGACTATCTGTAGCAAGACTTGGATAACGAATCACTCTTCCGGTTTCAGTGATAAAATGAATACCCGGCGCTGTAATAGGCATCGATGGTTTACCTTTGTGTTTATGTCTCATGCTTCTCCTTTTAGTTTATTTAGAGCTTCTGTCTTTTGTTTAATTTGTTTTTCTATCAAAATCTGTTCTTCAACTTCATTTAATTCAGTCAAAGTGTTATCAAGAAGTTTCCTGCGACCACTAAATGCAGGGAACAATTTTGTTCCTTTCACTGTAGGCCAGAAAATCTGACTAACAAGAAACAACCAAAGTAGTACTAGAAAAATCAGCGTTGCTACTTTCATTACCAATCGTACCGTTCAATACAAACTAATTCTTTAATCATATCCAAAGGACTGATCACCTTACTCGCCATTACACTTTTCATAATTGCTGGACTGAATCCACTGACCAATGCAACACCTTCATCATTAACTTTGACGGGCGTGTTGTCATACATTGCATTCAGATTCCAGAAGATCAGTTGCGGGCATGTGTATCCAGCTTCCGTAAACATTCTTCGGGCTGCTTCGACAGCACTGTCGCCTGAATGACAAGCTGAATTGAATTGCATGTCTGACAAGATCACCAAGTGTGTTGGTAAATCTTCCTGATCTAATTTATTTGTTACGGCTGCATCCAGAATCAATTTAAATGAAGACAGTAAATTCGTACTTCCGCCCCACGGACTACTCTTAACCTCACTGTATCGACCAGAGAGGTTTGGAGAATGCATCACTCTCAACTCAGGATGATTATGGAACGTGATGAAGGCATCTTTGAAAATACCTTTGTTACGTTCGGACAAATACATACCTAAGCTGATAGCCATATGCATACAATCCATTCCCACGCCCTTAGAACCACCGATAGGACAGTGCATCGAACTTGATACATCAATCACAGGAAGGATATTCACACCTTCAGGCATGTAGTCAGGAAGTGCTTTCCACTGTTGATCAGCAACTCGTGCATTACCGAGAAGTACCGACTTCAGAACATCATATGGATACACTGCACCCGCATTGATCTTGGTTTCACCTTTTTCAAGTGCAGCAAGGTATGCGGAATAACGCTCTGGAGCACGACGCCCAAATGCTTTCTGGTATCGAGCTGAAGCTACTGATGGAACTTTACTAAACTCAATATCATTCCACTTGTTAGCACACATCAATTGTTCAACTGTGTTGCTTGCGCCTACTACGGTCTTCCGGTAGAACTTCAATGACCATCCAAGCGTCTGTATAAGCTTTGCAGCCTCATTACCCTTGCGTGGCATCCATTTAGCGCATAGACCGTTACGTTGCTCCAAAGCTTCCCTAATCAGTTCTATGGCCTCTCTTTCGGCCGGCGTCCAGAGCAGTACCAATACATCATCCCAACGACCAATCACCGGAATTTTTGGCAAGAGGCGTACTGCTAATTCGTAATCAACGATGGCAATCTTTTTAAGAATTGCCCGGAACATTTCACGCTCACCCATGCCACCACGGATGTCACGAGCGTATTGCAACACTCGATAGGCAAGGTCTTGATCCTCACTCACTGCTGCATAGAACATCGGTGCAAGATCGTTACCTCGGCTTGAACCAATTGATCCAAATAAGTCAACGATTGCGGAGCCTGCTGTTTTATATGCCTTCATACCATTTGTGGTAGCGGTGACATTGTTATTCGATTGTATTGCTTTCACTAATTTACTCATTTTTGTTTTCTCTCTCACTGAATGGTGTGGGGCTTGAACCCACTCGACTTGGGCGTTAATGCCCTCGTCTTTAACCCGGTTTAGTTGCTGTACTCATTCAAATTAGATGTAGTGACAGTATCCAAACGCTAATGGTGATGCCTTGCTCACAGAGCACCCTTCGCTTTACTTTCCAGGTCACTGTCGTCACCGTGCAAGCCGTGTACAACTTTTATGCGGCCCGTGTCACTACTAAATCAACTGGATCAACTTTCTCGCTAGAGACAATGGTTAGCGTTTTTGTTTGCTGTAATGATCCAAAACTATTTAAGGGCTTCTTCCAACACTTTGTAGAAAGCGCAGTAACGCCCCACCCTTTCAAGGTCTTTCTGTGTAACTCCTCTCAGACGACGCAAATCTGAGTTATGTCGTAAATCACACATCTTTACTTGAATAGCATCTCTATTCCGTAGAATATTGTCGATGTACTTCTCGTATGACTCTCCTTTGAACTTTGTTAAATTAGCAATCCCTTTTACGATGCGATCACTAAAATTTGTATGGAGTTCGCTAATAGCTATCTTTGTATCTTCAATAAGATCGTGACCAAGAGCAATGCAATTCAGCTCCTCATCATCTGATCTAAGCATGTGCATAACCTTTAAAGGGTGGAGAATGTAGGGTTTACCACCTTTATCAAACTGGCCAGCGTGAGCGTTTGTTGCAAGCACTAGCATTCGATTTAACATTTCACCATTTGACATTTTCTTAGCCTTTTCCTGTTATGCACACTTTGAATTTGATGCTCCGTGATTAAGAGGATATTCACTAAAGAATAACCAGTCTCAACGCGCCGAAGACTTTACCAACCTAGTATGGCTTCTTTATTTGTAGTAATGGGTTGGCTGGGTTATCTTCCTTTCATAACCTATTACTTACGAGCGTAAGTCCCAAATATTCCTACCCACACAGTTGGCTTTAATAGATCAGCCTTTGTGCCTACTACAAAACTAACTGGAAGCCTTTTCAACGTTTTCAGTTTTTGACCAAATGTTTAAAGGGTTTGCTGTACGCTTCCAAAACTTCATGTAACCATCATACCACATTTATTATACTTTGCAAGTATTATTTATTACATTCATTAAATAAATACGAACCAACGGCCTGTGGCGTTAAAAACTGAACTGAATTCGTTAATGTCTTTAACAACCTTCCCTAGTGGACGAGCGTAGTCGCGAGCTTCGTCACGAGTACGGAAACACTTCACTGGACGACCATTAATACTAGCCGCCGAGGACATCTTCACGGCAACTTTCTTCGGAATCGGACTCGGGGTTGGTCGATTCGTCGGAGCCACAGTAGGCAACTGCACAACACCATTCGCAACCTTCGGCTTCAGATATTCAAGATCAGCTTCAGTAAATGGCGTACCAATTGCAGCCCAATATACGACGCCTGTTCCAGCAACCAATTTACGATTGACGCTTTTACTTTGAATGAAAATATCAAAGTTGCCATGATCATCGGGATGTAGACGTGCATTACGGTCTGTTGGTAAACCAATCATTCCACGAGCGGCTTTACCGGCATAGAAAGCACCAGTGGTACGGTCACGAACAATAATCAATTTATCGTGTTGTACTCGTGCTTCAGTCTTAGTCAATTGGTAGAACGCTGATCCTTTTAAATATTCCATACGTTTCGTCAGAATAAATTCACGAATCTCCATACCCATTTGACTATCCGCTACGATGTATAACGAAACATCACTGCTGATATCTTTCAATGCAGATGTATTCACTGAACTCGCATTTGCATAAAAGGCATTCGATGAACGAGCACCAGCAGAACGTGTAGTGAAGTAGTTATCCATTGCCTGAGTTGTTGCTACGGTTGATTTTGCAATACCCGTTGCAGTTGTTTCCCACTCTTGGATGTTATCGATAGGAACACCAAGACCATTCAGGGAATTACGATTACCCTTCGGTACGCGGAACACAAATGTCCAACGACCAGATTGTTGCAATGATTGAATCTTCGCAGCCAATGAATAGCGTGTGTATCGAGTTGAATGCATCTCCTCACCATCAGTCGTCGTGATCACAAGAAACGACACATCAGGAGAATTTGCATCCGGTAAGGATTCAAACAATTCAATCATTTCACCAACACCATCCCATAAAGGAGTACCACCGGGAGTCGGCCATGATTGAATAGGTTTCAATACATGCGGATTGGAGATTTGAACTTGACGTACCACACCATGACCATTGTTACTGAGGCCAATACCAACCACAGAAACTACGGTATCCAACATCTCACGACTTGCTGCATCTTTGATTGCAGTGATGTTTGTGTTGTAATCACTTGCTGCTGCTTTTGCCAAATGACTCATTGAACCAGAATGATCATTTACTAAACCAATATAATTCTTCATTTCCCTTCTTTGCTTCTCTCTATTTAAATTTATGTTTAGGTTAACTGGATGAACATTTACGTTGCTCTACCAACTGAGCTACACCGTACCGATTACAGTTACGGAGGCAGGACTCGAACCTACGACCCACGGCTTAATAGGCTGTTTGTTTGCTGTAGTCATCCAAAAATAATCTGCCCTTTCGACCTTTCATCGAATACGTTTTCGGCGCTTTATTGTTGCCGGTAAGCTAACAACAAAGACTTACGCGCTATTCGGGCCAAACTACTGCATCCTTAGTGGATTACCACCATCTCTTTACGCGTGCTACCACTACACTACTCCCCGCTAGACCGGGGAGGTTGGATTCGAACCAACCCTACGTCCTCCACATGGATAGAAGATTGTTTGCTGTAAGGATGCAAAACTTAGATCAACACTTCTGGCTCATTGGTCCACCAGTTGTTTTAACTTCTCGTTTAACTATTTCTTCATGCGTGATGATGTCATCTTCATCTATCCACCAGCCTTCAGGGATTTTCTGCTCTTGCCCTACACGCGGTTGAATGAAATAACGATTACAGCCATAGAGATTTTCTGAGCGGGATGTCAGAACACCTTTCAAACCAGTAGCTATTGATTCAGCCTTTCTTCCGAGTTCATGTTTAAACATATTCTTTTCTCTCGTTAATTGAATAATTACTTACAAGGCAATCCTCGGCCATTCTCATCATAGATTTGATGAACATGGCCTCGCTCACCAACCGTAAACTGATATCCACTGATACAACGTGTTTCCACAAAACCATTAATGCCGTATGTCAGGTTGTTATCCTGAGTTCCTTTGACTGCACCAACAAAGATAACGCCAACAATTCCAATTATGGCAGTACCTATCAACAGCTCAATAAGGGTGAAGCCTTTTGCATACTTACTCACAAGTGCTCCATCGTACCGGCCACTATGTTGCTTCTTAAAGAAACCCATGATTGCTCCAACATCATTACAACCGAGAGAACGAGCAACTGAAACTTGATTCTTTATCTCATACTCAGTGAGTTGTTTAGGAAGATAAGACTCAATCACTTTAATCTCAAACTCTGCTGCCTCTACTGCAATAGGACTCTTGAAGTAACTTAAAGCATCTTTTGTATCTTTAAGAAGCTTCTTCAAGACTCTGATTACACCTTCATCGTTCAGGTCTTTATGGACACGTTCGCATTCGCCAATAATCACTGTATGAATGCTGATTGAACTTCTGTTGGCGCTCTTACGATCTGCTGCCAAGTTTGCTTTGATTTGTTCGAGCAATGTCATTGATCTTTCCTCTTAATTAACTGGAAGCACTTAACGTGGTTTGATTAGAAGTCAAATGTTAGTGTTTGCTGAAGGCTTCCAAAATCTTTACCGGGCTGTGTATTCTTCTATTAAAAACTCTACACGACGAAGGACATCGGATGGTTTAGGATCGTGTTCATTTTTGAATGCATCGAAATAGGTATCATATAAGAATAACCATTCCGCCATATCCGAGCTTAGGTCAAAGAACTTCTTTACTGCTTCCCAAGCGAAGAATATATTATCTTCGGTTGTGTAAGTGATGTCATGGTTTATGGAATTGTATTGAAAACCTTTCTTAATGAAAGCTAGAGTCAGTCCTGCATACCCACAAGCACATGCAGTAGTCCCACATTCAGAAACCAGTACTTTCATATCTTTTGGTTTCTTTACAAGTTCTGTCCTCCCCATTAAAACTCCAGGGCGACCTACCCAACTTCTCAAGTTAAAATGCTTCTTCAGCTTCTTGTCAGCAGCAATCTCTCGCAGCAAGTCAGCCATCATCTTCATGTGCTTAACGTTCATTCTTTGTCACTCCTAAGTGTTGTAACCATAATACCACATTTATTATAAACTGCAAGTATTATTTTATTTTATTTCCAAACTAATGGGCTGGATACTTTCTTAACCGATCCAATGACCTCTAATACAATAAACTCAACACCCTCTTTATTACTGGTCGTTGCTAATCTCTCTGCTTCCTGTTTCGCTTTAATCAGGTCTGAATGTTTGACGGGATTCTTTGAAACTGAGAAGCCCGGTTGATGATTGTTGACCGACCCAATAATGAAGGTACGTTCTTTCCCTTCAATCAGTTCAAGCTGATCCTGAGTCAGAGCAGGAGTAATAATATGCAGTTCATCAATTGAGACGTAGGGGACATCATCGTGTTCCAGTACAGTCCCCCGCATTCCTACTTCAATACCCTTTGCAGTATCGCTATAATCTACCCGCACGATCTCCACACGATCACCAACATTAAACTTCGGCATTGCTTCTTCTCCTTCCAATTAAAGTGGCCTCCCCGGACGGAATCGAACCGCCGACCTACGAGGTAGAAGCTCGCTGCTCTGTCCTACTGAGCTACAGGGAGAGTTTGATTGGTGGGCCATGTGAGACTCGAACTCACTATCTATCCGTTATGAGCGGATTGCTTTGACCGGCTAAGCTACTGGCCCAAACTCAATGGAAAGAAGTCTATATGTATTTATTATACTTTGCAACAATTATTTTATTATTTTTATCACATACACTGTCAGCAAACAGGATCAATGAACACTAAAGAGGGGTGTTCAACCCCACGGAACATAACATTGTCGGGATGGATATCATCCGTAAACCGTTCCTGAAGCTTCCAGAGTGTGTTCAGCGCCATGATGAGCTGGGCATCACCTAGAGGGTATTTGCGAAAGCATAATGCCTCACAAGCGATATCACGGTACTGTTTCAGCATCTCAACGCAGTCATACCGGAGAGGATGTAGAAGTTCAGTCATCACCGTATAAAAACACTGACCATCTCTTTTGTCCTCAAACAGATTAACCTCATAAACCTTGGGGAAATACCTGTTGGCTGACCCGTCAATCATTTTGATGAAATTTAAATATGGGTCATCAGCAAAATCTGTCGGAGTCTGGATACTTGTAATAATGTCGTAGGGACCACAATGGCCGAGCTTCATTACTCGATTACCTGTTAGCCTATAAACGATACTCGTAACGCCAGCCCCCATAATCAACTTATCGTCCTTCCGTGAAAGAACATCAGCTACCTCTGTGTAGCTGTAGGTTTTGTTGACAAACTTCCCTCGAAACATCGACAGCTCCCATATGTGACCCAGTTCACATTCTGGACGACAGCCTACGATAAATAAAGTCTTCGTTGTACTTAATTTAAAATAAATCTTTTACAAGACCTCCTCTCAAGACCCTTGACATAAAATTACGCCTAAATTACGCTTTAATAACGTATGTTGTTGATTCTCTGAGACGTATGGCCCCAGCAGGCGGAGCCATTTTAGCTTGTAACAAACTCTCTCAGAGAGGGTAAATTGTACGTAAGTTGTTGATTTTAAGGCAATAAGTTGTAAAGGCTGTTTATAGACTCTTATTGCTTTAAATACAATTTAACGTATAATAAACCCATCTTTAACTACGTAATTACGCCTCAAATTACGCTTCAGTCTCTGAGAGGACTTGTTATGGCATCTAAACCACGAGAAATTACTAACCGACTTGGCAAGATCGTCAGCTATCGCTGCGAGGTCTACGTCAACGGTATCCGCAAATCTGTCACCCGAGATACATCGAAAGCCGCTGAGCGTGCTGCTGCAATTCTTGAACAAGAAATTCTTGATGGTAAACACGGTTCTCCAAAGAATCCAACAGTACCCATTAGAAGCACTCGAACGCTGGGTGACTTAATGGATGCGTACATTGAGAAGGAACTTGACCGCACCAAACGCAACTATCGTAAACGTGTCGGAGAGATTGAATACCTCCGTAATGAGATGATGCGTGGCAAGAAAATGGGTGATTGGTTGTTGAGTGAATTGGAATACTACGCCGACCTCCCACTTGACTCAGACGAGTACAGCCCATTCTTTGACTGGATTGATGATCGCCGCTTTGGTAAGAGACAGATCAAAGATGCCAGTATCCGAAAGTACCATACACTCCTTTCTAGCATATTTACCAGAGCTATGCCGATGGGTTGGCGTTGGATAAAACGTCATCCACTTAAAGGTGTTGTACCTAAGCCCGATGATAGTCCTCCTCGTGATAGTGTGTGGACAAAGGAAGAGGTCGATTTGCTCTGTAAAGAACTCAGTTATGTTGATGGAACTGTTCCTCAAAAACGAATTCAAGAAGTTGCTTTAGCTTTTAAGATTGGTCTTTGTACTATGCAACGATCTCAGGAGATATTACTTAATACACCAAACAATGTTGATTTGGAGGCAGGACTCCTATGGATACCTAAAGAGATATCTAAGACAGGGGAAGCACGACATGTTGTTCTTGTTAAGAATGCTATTGAACTTTATAAACTGGCATTAGATATTCCTCGAAATAAGGAAACTATTTTTAATCTAACCCCTTCATCAAAAGATACATTATTTCGAGTGTATAGAGATCGGATTGGGTTGAAAGGAAAAACGTTCCACGATAGTAGACGTACATCTCAATCAATGCTCTCTGAGCATATGGATATGCAGGAACTAATGACCAGTGGAGGATGGAAAGACCCTAAGATTATGTTTAAGGTGTACCACGTACAGAATGCAAAGAAGACAGCTGAAAGGTTAAAGGATATTGAGATTACAATGTAAACAGGGAGGCAAAGCCTCCCTTTTAATTAACCCTTCTTCTTCCCCTTCTCCCCTCTTCCTTCTGTTGATAACCTTCAGTCCAACTAATCACCTCTACTGCCTTCCACAACTTCATTACGTTTCTTCCATTACCTGCGCTTGGAAGTACAATTGGTTTTGGGAAGTCTGGTAGAGGTGTTATGTTCTTCATCGAGCGTGGTGAACGACGTAGGTAGGTTGCTATCGTGTCAGAATCCCACAGTGCCACATCAATAGGGATAGCCTTATTGATATTTATGATATTCTCTTGTAATTCCCTTATAACTTCTATCAACTCTTGCATACACTTACCGCTTAAACATCCAAGGCTCAACTTTAAAAGTTTCTATCACTTCACCGTCAACAAATGGCTCCAAGATTATTGAACTATCTGTTTTATTCGGTCCTTCGAAGATCAATACTTTCGAGCCTTTGGTGAAATAAATACTATGGATAACGTCTGCTGCCATGAAATAGTTATCGCCTGATCTGTAAAGAGCATCCTCCCCCAACCAACTCCCTACAGTATGATTTTTCTTGATGTAAGCACCTACCGATCCTTCGTACTCCAAGAAAGACATTAAATAAGAATCTGTTCTTTCGTGTTCAAATGAACCGATAGCAGGTTTCCATATTCGATTAGTGACCATGCCACTTATCACGAAGCTCTGAAGATCAAAGCGATGACTATGAGGAGTTACAGGTTCAACATGATTTCTTGTGCTTTCAAACAATCGTACACAACCATTCTTACCCGGTTCACCAACCATCCAAGAAATTAAACCTGGGATGGCGTAGTTATAGATAGGGCTGTGCAGCATGCTTTTGAGTAGTTCATTATTAATCATCTTATTCCTCAGTATCATCATAAAGAATGGACATATCTTTTACAGTGTCCCACACATCACGGCAGAGCCTCTTTGAGTAGCAACTACCACCATCAACACTGAGATTCCCACATTTGCATGATCTGAAGTCATGCCTATTACGACTTCTCACTACATCATTACATTTCAGACACTTCGATTGGTTAGCGAATATATCTCCAACATTGAGTCGTTTACGATCTTCTTTTGATGTGCCTTGTGGGCAGAACGTTTGATAATCTAATACTTGCTCACTCATTTACTTTTATACCGTCAATAATTTCTTTATGAATAATATTTTGTACCCACCTAATCTGAGCGTAGAGGTTTGCTACCACATTGATCATATGATCTACGAAAAGGCGAAATTCTTTTACATCCAGGTCAACGCCATACGCCTGCGCTTGTAATTCAATACCACTCTTGGCTATTGCTAAATCATTCTCGTTTACTGTCCAGCCTTCACTCATCCTTTTTCCAAAGCAATTTGCGCTAATTGTTGAATACTCTCTAATCCTAAACTTCGTGCTTTTGCTCCAATAAACGCTTCAACTTCGATCTTAGCGTGAGTCGTTGCTTTATCTAAAGCCTCTTCACTTTGTTCAATAACAAACTCAAGATCAGCGGGAGTTCGATCAATATAATTACGAAGGTCTTTTGCAATCTCTCGTAATTCAGGTTTAGATAATTTTCCACTGTCAATCATCTCCTGAAGCTTGGTAATCTGTTTACTAACTGCTTGCAAATTCTCAGCTACAGAACCCCGTATCTCACGCTTAAACAAATCCTGCTTAGTCTCTAATGATTTGATTGCAGGCATTTCTTCAATAGGGCCAGATGCTGCATAACGAAGAGTACAAGGTGTTCCCTCCCCTCTCCCAACACCTGTAATGAATTCTGCAAATTGTGCATGACTCATCTCGAATTCAATTAATGGCAAACCACCTTCACCATGTATCCAATCATTGCTGAGATGTCTGTGGAGTTTTGAACGAGACACTGAGATACGCATACGTCCCATATGACCGATATCACTACCGAATAAAACCCCATTACCTCCGCTAACATGTGTTAACACAACAACACCATAAGCAGGGTGGGAATATACTTCCTCATTTCTGCTGTCTATCGTTACAACAGGATTTTCTTCTTTATAACTCATTTAGTCTTTCTCTCTTACTTAAACTAACTGGCATGGAAGTGATAAACGTTCCATACATAAATGTTTTGCATTTACAACTTGAGCAAGAATAAAAATACTCTTGCTCTGTCTTGTGTTTCACTATCGGCATTGATTCAATTTTATTTACATGCAGACATTTCCAGCAGATGTACATTACTATCATCTTCCCCAAACGATATCTAACATCTCCAAGATTATTTCTTTAATGGAAGGGTTTAGCTCATTACTTAACTTAATTTTTTCTTCCAACATCTTCATCTTGATAATGTTACGGCAATACACAACCCCTAATCCGGTTTCATTCTGCATTTCTCTAGTTCGTCTTATTAATTCATTCGACTCTTCTTGCACATACAGCTTCTTCGTACAACCGATGTAATCATAAGAGCCATCAGGGTTATAGTGGCTACCATTCTTCAATGGTAAGCCACGTTGACATCCATCGCATTGATTAAGCATTTTCTTGTTCTCTGCATTCACCCGATGCGGCGGCGATGGCTGCGTCGATTTCAGCCATGCAGCTTCTATGTATCGAACAAGAATGCTCGGTCGGCTCACCTTGCCATCCTACAAGCTGATAACGTGCGTTGCGTAATGCCGAGAGCAGCCGGTCGCGCTGTTGTTCGGCTGTGTTGACGCGATCCCACAAGATTAGCTGGTGCTCTTTCCCGCAGCTTGGCGGCGTTTTCGCACCGCTCGCCATCGATTCCAGCCAGTCGGTATCGATTCCCGCACAAGCATTCACGCACGCCACTATGCGGCGGAAAAATGCGACGGTTTCGGCGTATGTCTCACCCGCCATGTCAATAGCAACAGTCTTGCTATTGGCGGCCCTGAACACGCCTCGCAGACCTCCGTTTTTTAAATCCAGACGCCAAGGCGTAGGCCATCCATTCACGTCGTGATGAATCGGCTCCGGCGTGTGCCGCCCATCCACGATGGGTGGGACGACTAAAGCCAAAAGCTCAGCTTTCCATCTTTCCAGATCGCGAATATGCTCGCGGACTTCCTGCACTCGCATCAAATCTTGTTTAGACTTTATCGAGTAATCTAAAAACTCAATCAGTCCTTTTGGTAATTGTTTAGTCTCAGCCTCCATGATGGGTGGGGCGCTTCCGCGAAAATGATCGCGAAGCATTTCGACGCATAAATATCGGCGGTCTATAGACGGCTTGCTCAGCGCTGACAGATCACCCTCAATATAATCATTTTCAATAGTTGCGAGCGCTTCGCTGAGCATAAATTCAGTCCATTGATCAGCCTCACCACCAACGACAGCGGGCGCGGGGGAATTTTGCAAGACAGCTCTAACTTGGCGACGTAAATGCAGCTTTATTGTCTCCGGCTGACTTTCGTAATCGACAGGGTATCCGCCCATTGCCAACATCTTGTGTGTCTCGCATTCCCACAGCGCCTTACAGGCTGCATCTAATTCATGTTCACTCATCACTCTCTCCTGATTGCGGCGCGGATTTAAATTCACACGAATCACATTCCCAATCGCCGGAAATAATATTTTGCGTCACCGATCCTTGATGGCATTGCGGGCACGAAAAACTTTCTTGATAATCCTCTGGAATGTCATCGAAGCTCATTACTTATCCGTTGCCATAAATAATGTCGATGGTGTCTCCCGTATGCACATTGCGCCACGCAACATTCACCGGCCTTAAAACTGGCTCGCCATCTTCGTAAGTCATGCCGTCAAGTGCCGGACCTTTGATTGCTAAACAGTCATGCCCAAGTATTCGAGCTTGGTCAAGCCACAAATCCAATTCGGGTTTATTAAGTATTCTCACGTTTCATTCCTCGCTGGCTGGGGTGCTTGCTCTGCTTGTCGAGTTAATTCGGCTAAAAACCACAGAACCCGATTTTCCCATCCATAATTACCGTTAGCTGCAACATCCATTTTGCTCATCAAATCCAATACAATCCTTTTCTGTGTCGCGGACTCCCGACGGCATAATTCAATTGATGCTTGCAGCCGCTCAATTTCTGCCATTTCCTTGTTGAGTTTAACTTCCAATTCTCTGGCGTTTTTTAGCGCTAGGTACAGCTCGGCTGTCTTTTCGTTACTTGGCTTTCCGCTCATCACTCCGGCTCCTGACGCGCAGAGGGGGCGGCGTTGAGCAATCCATGTTTTTCAAACATGATGCCTATAGTTGCCCAAGCCGTTCTGTATCCAACATTCCAGGTTGTTGAACTATCTATCCAGCGGTCGCTTGGGTCTTGTTGAATCCAATTTAAAATGTCATCCGGCACGCCATGCGCTGCGGTGGTGGCTGGAATGCTCGATTGATTTAACTTCAACCACTTCAATACCGGCTCTAACTCTTCTGCTTCCTCATATTCTCCGTTTGAAATCAATGCAGAAATATTGATCTCCAGATATGCGATAGCGCCCTCAAGCGTTGCATTACCCATTTTTACTCTCTCCTAATCGCGCTACTAAGGCGAGCCTCAATCGCTCCCCGGCTTCAGCTATAGATTGTTGCCTCTCTTGCGTAAAAGCCCTAATAATTACAACCGGGTCTGCGATAGTTCGATTATAAAAATCCCTCGCAGCATCTAATAAATTTTCATCTATGCTTACATCACCCTGTGGCCGGCTCTCGGTGGGGGAGTTTTTGGCCAATCTCTCGCGCAAATATCGTGTGTCCAACATTCCCCAATTATTAGTTGGTGTTGGTTTTCCATCTGTCAGAATATTTCTCGCTCGATCCATACAGGTAAGAGCTTCGTGCAAAATTTCTGTCGCCACCGGCTTTTGTTCAGCTTTGTTCATGCTGTCCAAATTCTCATTCCATTCAGTCCACAAACCTTCGACGAGGCTGCGAATAACAACCTCAAACGGCAACCCCTGTGCAATAAGTTCGCTGATTGTTTGTTCGATAAGAAAACCACGCGACCAACCATCGGCAGCAATTTCTATCAGGGGCGTTCCTTCTTTATAAACCGGCTGCGGTTCGGGCAGGATGCAGGAGAGCTCCCGCAATCTTTTGATAAAGGTATCGAGCATCCCTGTGTTTAGATCAAATGCACACAACTCTAAATTATCCGCAAGATGGCTTAATTCATCAATCGCTGCGTAGATCGTTTTGGTTTTCATTGCTTGCTCTCACTATTAGATTTGAAAATGTAATTCGGGTTGTCACAATGATTCCATGCGAAACCAACACCAAACCCCAGAATCTGCAACACGCAGCTCCTGTCCCAAGCCCAATCAGCCCTATTTCTGTAAATGATTTGAGTTTTAAAAATGGCATGAAACTGCCTTTTTCTTAATAAAATGTTCGGCCAATAAACATTGATAGTAAGCAGCCCAAGCCACCATTCAATACGATCTCTATTAAGTTTCACTCTCCACTCTCCGCCAGCTTGATTGCTTCATGTCCGCCATCGTAAGCCTTTAATCTCACGCCAATAAGTCGAAGCCCCTCATTTTGAGTGGTGGTGGCCAACTCATGAAAATCTATCGCGGCCGAGCGCAACTCAAAGAACTCGCCCGCCAACTCGTACAGTTCACGCTGGTGTTTGGTGCGCTTAGTGGTCAATTTGTTTTCTCATCCTCTGTTAACTTTAATCTTAGAAACAGATTATACTTATTTATTATACTGTGCAACACTTAATTTATTAATTTTAGTAGTTGACTTTCACATTTATTTATTATACTTTAGTGAGCATTATTTATCTATATAAAGGAAGAGAAGTGGACAAGCTGAGAATACTGCAAGAAACTATTGACTTTTTCCAAAGAGAGGCCGCCCCACAAGACAAGCTAATGTTTGTCACCCTCCACGGCTCTTATCTGTATGGAACCAATACAATTGATTCAGACATTGACGTTAAAGGTATCTATATACCGAGCATTAACAATATGTTACTGGGGAAAGCCAAGGATCAATACTCATTTGCCCCTGTCAAGAGTAAAGATGAGAAGAACAAGGCAAATGATCTTGAAATCACTATTTATAGCATCCAGAAATTTATGCATATGCTATCTGAAGGTGAAACCATTGCAATGGATATGATCCATTCAAATGATGTAACTCATGCTTATTTGTATGGTGATCTTCCGTGGCTTTTGATTCGATCTAAACGGAATGAATTCTATACAAAGAACATGAAAGCATTTCTAGGGTATTGTAAAAAGCAAGCCAATAAATACGGAGTCAAGGGAAGTCGTCTAGCCGCTCTCCGTACAACTTATGAATTTATCCATTCTGTTCCTTCCCACGGTTTTGGCGGGGCCTTAATTGATGGAAAGCCTGTTGATAGATATCTATCGATCGAATGGAATAATCTCCCCATCAATGAACATTGCTTTATGGTGAGGCGTCCTGAGATGGAGTATTACTCTGTTCTTGGATCGCTCTATCAACCCACTATGCGAATTGAAGAATTCAAACGCCTCCTCACAGCCAAATGGAACGAGTACGGCGAGCGCGCTCGTTTGGCGATGCAGAACGAAGGGGTTGACTGGAAAGCAATGAGTCATGCCCTAAGAGCAGCCTATCAACTCAAACAAATCTACGTGATTGGTGATTTGAAATACCCATTAGGCAATGCTGACTTTTTACTGAGTGTTAAACGTGGGGAAAGGCCATTTTCTGAGGTGAGTGAATTACTCGATGAAATTATCAAGGAGGTTGAAGGACTGGCTGAAAATTCAGAATTCCCTGATAAGGTTGATCCTTTGTTGGTTGAACAACTCATTCTCAATGCATACAAGGAAAGGCTGCGTTTTTACAGGTAATGGGAAAGGCTATATTTTACCTACCTTTCCCTCCTTTAATTATTCTTCATCCTCTATATATCGATTACAAATAACAATAATCACTAAAAC